TGCCGTCTTGGTCTAATTCTCTAACAGCCGACTTAAACTTAGCAGGGCTAACTACAGGATTGCCAAACATATCGGTATCAATAGACTGAGTTACTCTGTCCTTTAAAAACTCAATAGTCTGACCTTGTAGCTCTTTAAAAGCTTGTTGACCTTGTGGCCCTGATTTTTTAAGAGCAAAACCTAAGTTTTTGACATCATCTAACGAACCATTAATAATAGACTTTTGGAATACATCCTCAAATGCGACTACTCTGTCATCAGAGTTGGCTTTAGTGCTAATTAGTCGGTCAATTGCACCAATATTTTCAAAGCGTTTTGCATAATCTTGGCGTAGTCTACGAGCTTGTTGGTATAAATCACCACCTTTGCCTTCTGTAATTTCATTAATAATATTACGCATATCACGCCCATAACTTGCATTTGGCGTAGCAGGTACATAATTTTTATTAATAACTTTGTAAATATCTTCTAACGCATTTATAGATATTTGACCTGTATTTTTAGGGTCGTTTTTAGCAAGTTGCTCATAAACAATATTTAATATTGGGGCATTTGCTGTTCTTGTTGTAGGCGTTTCGTTTTCAATAAATGCTTTTAATGGTGCATATTCAATAGGTGCTTCTGTTTCACCTTTTTCTTTAGCTAAGTTGTATGCTTTTTCAATCTTTGTTTTGGCTAAATCCGCTTCTTTATTAAGCACATCTGTCACTACTTTACCAGTAGCCCGTAAACCAAAAGTTTGTTTACCTGTAGCATCTACAAACGCATCAAAGTTTTGCAAAATAGCGTCATTGCGTCTTGCTTGGGCTTCTACCAAAGGTTTGCCAAGTTCAGGGCTAATCTTAGGTGTTTCAATTTCAAACTGTTGTTGACCTAATTCACGCTCTGCTTGACCTTTGCTTAACTGAACAGGCACACGCAACTGACTAGCCATTTGAGTACGAGTTACTGTTTCAGGAGTTGCGGCAGCACCTACACCAGCCATTGTGGGCTGTTCTCTGCGTAACATATCAGCCATGCGAGGAACTTGCTGTACAGCTTGTGTTGCAGGTGGTTGTGTAGCACCAACCATACGAGCATAGCTAGGAATCATGCCCGTAGGCAATACTGGTGGCAATTTAGACGCTTCAAACGCACTACCAATGCTTTGCAATACATCTTGGCTTGCACCGCTTCTAGGTTGGTACATATTGCGTTGTGCCATAGCCATTGGTGCTTCGCCTGTAGCTAATGCAGATACAGCACTTGGCACAGTTAACGCTGCACCTGAAAGCATAGTGGCTGGCACTTCATACAATGCCATCATCTTTTCACGAATAGTGCGTTTTGGCTCTATTACGGGTGGGTTTGGTACTTGACCTACAACAGTAGGCACATCGCCACTAATAATGTTGCCACGCTGAGATAAACCTAAATAAGCATCAGGGTCAAAACCTTTAGCCACATTTGATGGGGCTGTTGTTGGTTTTGAAGCTAAATATTTATCGGGGTCAAACGCCATGTTATCTTCCTAAACGCTGTTTAATTTGTGCAGAGCGTGGGTCGGTTGGGTTAGAGTTAGCCCAATTTAATGCTTCTTGGTCTTGAGCTGTAAGTTGTTGTCCAACATTTTTTTCTATTAAACGCTTTCCACTTGGCCCAGCTTGAGCTTCAAGTGCTTGAATAGCTAATTTACGAGCATCTTGTTTTTGTTTAATAACTTTTTCGCTATCACCTAATTGTGGGAAATATTTGCGTTCTTCATCACGATATTCATTAGGGCCAATAACTGCACCTGACTCTTTACGCAACACAGCAGTAATAAAGTTTCTACGAGCTTGGTCAACTTGTTGTTGTTCAGGACTTGGCCCACCTAATGCTTGTGGCAACACATTAAATGTAGAACGAACACCTTGCTCTAGTTTTTCACCAACAATAGGTGCTTGACCCATTGTTCCACCAACAGCAGTACGAATTACACCAGTATTAGTGAAACCTCTGCTTTCCAAATCTGTTGCTAATTTGTTGGCTTCTATAGCTCTCATTCCAAAAGCAACAGCGTTAGATTGGGTTTCTGTTAAAGGTTTTCCACCAATTAAAGCCTGTCCTTGTGGGCCAACAACGGGTTTTGCTTGCCCAGTACGAGTATCAACCAAGAAAGTACCTTCTTCACGCTCAACCACTTGTCCAGCAGTAGGCATTTGAGATTTTGGTATAACTTGCAATACTTTAGTTGGGTCACGAGGGTCACGAAACTCAATAGTAGTTCCTGTGTCAACCTGTAATGGTGCTTTAAACTTTTCTTCGCCTTGAGCAACTACTTCATTTCTACCAGTAGCAGGGTTGTAACGAACAATTTTTTCCCCTTCACCAACTTTTTGACCTTTAAGCATTTCTGCTAATTGTTGACGCAAAATAGGACTTTGTGACTGTGCAGCAATTTGATAAGCCATTTGTGGGTTTCTTTCCATAGGGGCATTAATCATTTCGCCAGCCAATGTATCGCCTTGCGGAGCAACTTCAGAACCTTTGCCATATTGATATTCAAAAAACTTATTGATGTCTTGTGCTTCTTGATTTCTAATTTTTTGAGCAAGTTCTAGTTGTTTCTTTTCAACATCAGCTAATCCTTTTTGACCGCTATAAACGCTTAATAAATTAGCTAAACGCTCAGTAAATGCAGGGGCTACAAAACGCCCACTCACCATCTGTCCTTGTGGTTGTTGCATCCCTTGTTGCAATAGCATTTGGGATAGTTGGCGTTGGCGGTCTAAGCCAAGAACTTCTTGCTGATAGGGGTTGTTTGGGTCAAATGTTGCCATATTAATTCCTATGGTAATAAGCCGTAATTAACGACTTTATAGCCGTCATTTAGGGTAGTAACGGCATACGGGAATACTTGCTCTACTTCTTGTGCCATAACCCCAACATGGACTCCATCGCCTGCTAATGGGTGGGATTTAATCTCATCTTTGTATTCAAAGCTATAAAGAGTCAATCCGTTATCCATAACACCAATTGCTTTAATGTTTTCTTTTAAGCGAATGTCTGAAAATAAGCTACCTGCTTTAGAAAATAACCCAGTTGGCCCAGTAAATGTACCTGTTGGTGACATCAATGCTGCACCTGCTAAGTTAAATAAACCCCCTGTCATTGCGGATTGATTTGCTAAATTAGCGTTGTAACCACCTAAATTGTATTGCCCTTGTGCTTGTGCAGCACTCAATAAATCAGGGCCAGCAGTTGTAGCTTGCATAGGAGCATTAATAAAACTTGGTGGGGTTACTTGAGAACCGCTACGCAAAGCACTTAATACATTTAATGGCTCATTGCGTTGGTAAGCAAGTTCACCAAAACGGGCTGCTCTAGCTCTTTGACCTACATCAAAACCTTGTGTAGTTGCACCAAGCATTAAATCATTTTGTTTTTGCTCAAAATTTCGTATTGCTCGGTCATAGGCTTCTGAACCAATTTGAATACCTTGATTAGCTAATTGTTGCTCTAATCTGTCCCGACCTTGTTGCATAGATGGAGCTAGCCTACGCAAATAAGCATCTGTGTAAGTTTCACTAGGGTTAATACCTAGACTTGGTAATTGATTTAAGTCAAAAGGTTTATCTAATTGTTGACCTACATATTTAAGGGCTGTGCCACCAAGTTCGCCTGTGCCTATGCTTAATTTGTTGCTTAAATCTAATATCTGCTGTTGAGCAGGGCTTAAAGTTTGTGTAGCAGTCCACATAGGGTTGCCATACGCATCTTCGCCAGCTTGGGTATAAGTAAGATTGCCGTAAGGGGTTACTTGATTAATTCGATTGGCGGCAGCAGCTTCTCTAGCAGCTTCTTTGTTATATTGTGCTGTAGCTTGTGCTGCACCTGTGTAATCGGGTGCTGGCGGTGGGGCAGATTTACCACCACCTAAAAGGCCACCCACAGCATTTCCGACTGAACTAATTGCGTTGCCAACAAAACTCATATTAAGCTCCTAATACCTTCTTTAAAGGGGCGTTTAAGTGTAGCCATCTACAATCATCAGCCCTCATGCTAAAAATCACCAAATCACCCTGATTATGGGCATCTGCAATTGAAGCAACTTCTTTAAAGCCAAGTTTTCGGCAAATATTACGGGATTTTTCATTACTACCCGCAACTGTGGCTATTATAACCTTTAGATTCAATTTGTTAAAGGGATAATCAAATATCGCCCACAAGTAATCTTTGTTAAAAAAGCCATCACCTTCGCTTGCTATGCTTATATTGCACGATTTACCCACAAAATTGTTGTAAGACACTACTGACCGCAATACACCATCAATTTCTTGCCCAATACAGCGTGTTTCGGGTGGTGTTTTGCCACCTAGTTTCTCAGATACCCAAGCACATAAATTAGCTTGGTTTTCCGTAGTAACCTTTCTCACAGAACCGCACCACGCTCCATTACATAGTCTGTACTAGCCCACCGAACATCAATATCTTGCGATGCAATATTTAGGATAATCCCTGCTGCATAACCTATACCTGTCACGCCTTGCCATTGCTTAGAAATGGTATTCCCACCACCCCAATCAAAGTCATCCCATGTAGAAGTATCCCAAATACCGACAGAAACTAAAGCAGGGTTAAAACTGACTTGTCCTATGTTATTTTGGGTATCAAAATCGGTGTTAATACCGCATAAAACGGATGGTGTGCCATTATCTGTAAAAAGAATAGGGCGTACCATAGTAAAGCGTTTTAACTGCCCTCTAGCGTCAAAATAGCTATATGCCTGTTGGCAAGAAGCCTTAATATTGGTGTCGTTGTCTGACAATCCATCCCAAAACCTTCCAACAAAACCATTACCGCCAAAGTACATATTTTCGTCATAGACTTCAAAGCAAGTGGCATTAAAACCTGAAAAACTAGCCCATGCCTTAGTAATGTTGTGCATGACATACTGTTGTTGACCGCCAATTACAGGAATATTAAATATCAGCATATTCTGTTTGGCGTAATAATGGATTTGCCACCCAAATTCTGCGTTATAAAGGTCTGCGGCTTCACTTACAGCGTAGTAAATCTTGTCTGTAATGTTAATTCGGGGGTCTAAACGGGATGATTGTAGGGCAGAAGCCAATGGGGTAATGCCATCTTGAGTAATTAGCAATAAATCGCCTGCAAACTTGAAAAAACAGCGTCTAGCAAAGACTTGACCGAGTTGCCACACCCCAATTAATGCCCAATCATTAGGGTCGGATGGGTCAGAACCCTTAAAAACAATGGCTTCCCCGTTATTGGTGATAAAAACAGCGTAATCATCTACCCCGTAGCCTGCATCGAGTGTCCAAGTACCCATTGCCATGATGTAACCACCATTACGAGCAATAGCACCTAATGGATATGAGGTTGCAGCACCGCTAATAGCATTTACACCTAGATACCAAAAGTTTAAAGTGTCTTTTTCTACAAAATACAGGCGGTCTTTATGCAAATTAACATGAATTAGGTTACTAGAATTAACGCCAGTAATGAATTTAGCGACTGTGTAAGACCCTAATGGGCTTGCAGGGCTAGTAGCTGGGGCTGAAAGTGCTGTATAGGTAAAAGTCGTGCCGTTAGTAACAGTAATTCTAAAAGTTCCGTTATATTGGGATGGGCTTGCACCCGTAATGGTGACTTGATTTCCTGTGACTAGACCATGTGCAGCACTTGTGATTACAGTACAAGTTGTGCCTGATGATGTAAGACTACCAATAGTTTGGGCAGTTGATGTTGTAGCGTATTTAATCCAGTTTGTGCCATCATAAATAAGGGCGGCATCCGTTCCATTAACAGCCGTTAAGAAGTTACCGCCTGTGGTTGAAACATTGACATACTGTAATCTATCGCTACCTTGACCTGTTACTACAGAAGTTGCTGCACCAGCACTAGAAACATCATAAATAACGCTTCCAGCCGCAGCAAAAAATTTACTTGTATTGCCGCCCGAATACTGCATTAGGGTATCAACTTGCCCAGTAATACCTGTAGCGTATTGTGTGTAGCCTTTTCTAAGCTGTATTTGTGATGGGGTAGGGTAAAAGTTATTAAGAACTACCGCATCTAAGGGGTTCATTTCAGCGACAGAATCCCTAGCGTTCCAACCACCAATAGGGGCTGGCACAGAAGCGGTAACTGCCCTTCGTTGTTGAGCAACTGCCATAGATTAAGTTCCGTAGCCAGTATCGGGAATATTTGCGTAACCAATAAGCACCTTTGTTGGGTATGGTGCAAAACTGAGGTTTGCAGAACCTTTGTCGTTGGCTTTGGCTACATTCAAATAGCGGAAATAGTCTTGTTGCAATGCAGTAGTATCAAATCCCTTGATTTGAAAATATTTAAGTTTTGTACCTAAAACCATGACTGTATCGTCAAATATGGTCGTATTGGTGTCAGCAACAAAGCTGTTTATGACTGTTCCTGTTGCAGTTCTAGCCCAACCTTTTGAGCGGTATTCAAAGCCTAAATACTCTTGTGTGTTATATGGTGGCCAAATTTGGAACTTATCGCCTAGAATACGCCACCTAATGCGTGGGCCTGTTGAG